TACCATTTACATACACCCTTGAAACAGTATTTCCTTCGGGCAATACGGCCCTTGCCTGCTCTTTTGCGATACCATTATCTATAGCCCAACTATAGGCCATTTTAGCAGTTTCAATAACCGCCATCTGTTTATTCGCCCATTCATCTTCAAGAGCCATATCATTATTTTCGACGCTGTTCTGGCGATTCTTAGGATCTTGTAACCTTGCATCTCTTAAGACAAAATCTGTATCTAAGTCTCTGATATCAGCATATCGCTGCGAGAATTCTTGAAACGAAAAAGATCTATGCCTTAGTAATTGTCTAGCAATGTCACGTGTTGTTTCAATCTCAATGCACGCAGACGCCATTTCAAATGGGCTCCAATGCCGATGCTTAATTAAATAATCTAAAAGCTTAGCAGTTGTCTTAGTATTCGCTTGATTTGATGGATTAGAAACTCTTGCACAATATGCAACTAAATCTTGAATATTTTCAAGTCCCATAATCCCAGGTTCACCTGAGTGAACGTGCTTTACGGGTTGGCTGTATGATATAAGACGGCTTTTCATTATTTGCCCTGTCCTCTATACTTTTTATATCCACGTTTTTTATGTTTATTCATCGATGCCATCTTAACGTTTCTACGCCCGATGCATGTCTTCTTTGAATTAGTAAAACCTTTTGCCATTATCTATTCCTTACTGTATTTTAAAATCTTTAAAGCGTTCATTCATGTGGGACTTATCAAAAGCCGGAACATCATCCATGACACCATCAGTCGCATTCTCTGCATCATAAAGTCTCATCCTCGATCGGTCAATACCTATAACAAATCTTTTATTTGCATTAGGATCGTTATATCTATTCTTAAGTTGTTTGACCATTATTTGGCCTTCTGTCTCAAGCTCTTCTGATGATATGAGGGCGAACATGAGATCTGCGGTAGCGGGTAATCCAAAAGACTCGGACGTATCTTCAAGCCCAGGATCCGAGCTAGTATAACCACTACGAGTCGTTTGTGTTGCAGATACGATCGGAACGTCAAACTCCACCGCAAGACCTCGTAGCTCTTCAGCAATTGCTTTAATGTAGGTGTATGAATTGATTGCACCACCCATTCCTTTCATGCGAGAAGAAGAACATATATTAAGATAATCAATAAAAATCATATCTGGCACAAAGTTCTTTTTTAGTTTAAGTTCATTGAGCAAAGCTCGGAAGTGCCCTGTATGAGCAGATCCGGTTGGATACTCTTTAATAATAAGCTTGCCATTCGTCTTTGCCGCAACCTGATCAACCTTAGACGTTAGCATATCTTTCGTGATGTGCTGTAACTGATCTAACGGAATATTTAACAGATTAGCATCAATGCGTTCTGCAATACGTTCTTCTGCCATCTCCATGGTAATATAAAGTACGTTTTTTCCTTGAGTGAGGACATTACCAGCCATATGACACATAAACAACGATTTGCCTACACCTGTACCGGCAAGTGCGATGTTAAGAGTTTTATTTGGTAATCCGCCCTTTGTAATCTTGTTAAAATAATCTAAGTCAAACGGAATACGCTCTTCATCTTCGTGATAAAACTCATAACGTTTTTCAACATCTTCAATATAGTCATGGCCTACAGACGGATCAAATGTTACAGATAAGGCTTTTGATAGCAAGTCAGGCATGGCGGTCTTAGTAAGTGTCTGATGCTTGCCATCAATAATACTAATGCTTTCCATTACTGCATTATGAATAGCTCTGTCCTGACACCATTTTTCAGTAGTATCTATAAGCCATTCTTCATCGGCCTTCTCACTCTTATCAAACACATTCGGTAAAATTTCCATAGCCGCAGTGTATTGATCATCATTGAATTTATCAGACTGATCTATTTCTATTTTAAATGAATCAATGGTAGGAAGTTTATTATACTTAGCAACAAACTTTGCCACCTCTTTGAACAGCTGATTATACACTCCCTGAAAATATTCAGGTTTAATAAAGGGAAGAACCTTACGAGTGTAAGGCTCATCAATCAATAGATGTTTAAGTATTGTCTGTTCAACGTTACTCATTATTTTCCATTTCGTTTAAGTTATTAACTAGTATGCTTTCTAATATTTTTCCGGCATATTTTTGAAAGTCAACGCTGTCAACTGATAGGTCGCCATCAGGGGAAAAATGCATATTAAAATCAAATTTCATTTCAGCGGTTTTGTCATCAAACTTAATATTACCAAAGCTAATTACCGACTCAATGAATTCGCCGTTTTTGATACGAATATGCCAGTGTTCCTCATCACCGGGGATCAACTCATAGTCAACATTTTCTTCTAACATATTAGGGATTTTAACCATTAGCGTCCTCCACAATATCATCCATATCTACTAAAGACTGATGACCAATACTGTATTGCTTCTTTAAGAAATCTTTAAAATCTGTTTCAGCAAAGATTGGATCCCAGAAGGATTTATCAAGAGTGGCATCATGCCGAACCTTAGATCCAATCTCTCCAGATGTCTGATCAACAGCAGCATACCAGCCATTAGAAGGCTTAGTAACATAACCACCAGCAAGAGCGCAATCGAGCAACCCAGAGTACTTACGGACACCACCGTCCCAGGAAACAGTAATAGGAATTTTAGACTTTTCTTTAACATAACGACTTTTCTCCACATTAATTACAAAGTGATAACCTTGAATCTCAGTGCCTTTCTTATCTTGTTGCCGCCCAAGGATCCAGATATTATCTGCGCTGTAGTATATACCAGTGCCGCCACCGACAATAGCCTTTGGAAATAATCCAATTTCCATATACGTATGATTGACAGCAATAAGTGGAATATTCTTCATTGTAAGATATGGTGTCGACATGCGGAACAAACCTTTCAAGGCTTTGGCGCGAGACATATCTGCAACAGACTTTTCATTAATAGCATCTTCTAATTCTTTTTTTGACGCTAAGTTACCAATAGAGTCAATAACAATAATAACCTTATCATTTCTATCGATTTGTTCTAGTTGCCCAATAAGATCAAACTTAAGTTCTTCTACGTTAGCAATAGGAGTATGTAGAATGCGTGACGTGTCAATGCCAAACTGCTCAAAATAACTTTGAGGTGAACCAAACTCTGAGTCATAGAATAGCATAACAGCGTCTGCATGTTTCTTGAGATACGCCCCGGCCATCAGTAACGCAAAAGAAGTCTTAAAGTGTTTAGACGGTCCGGCTAGCACCGTAAGACCTGGCGCAAGACCACCGTCAACTGATCCTGATAATGCCACATTAATCATAGGCACATCGGTCGGAGTCATATCTTTCTCTGTAAAAAACTTAGAGTCTGCTAGGACTTCAGCCGTTTTGATTTTACTGTTTTTCTTCAGTTTGTCCATAATCGACATTTTGTTCTCTTTCTCTTTCGTCTAATTCATACATAGCTCTGTATTCATTATTAATTCTAACACATTCTCCAAGCAATGTAAACCCTTTATCGTGATTATATAGTGCACTTGTGTCTTTTGGAAAACACGCTCCACCATATCCACGTTTACTATCAAGCCCTGGCACCGCCGTATGGGAAGGACCAATGCGATGGTCTGATATAATAGCGTTTACTATCTTATTGTAAGCACCATTGTTATTTTGTATTACATCATAAAACTGATTAAAGAATAATACTTTCATGGCTAAGAAAGAATTGATACCATACTTGACATAGCTGGCATCTATGGCTGACATACGGTGAATCGGACAAGGCCGGCAAAGACTATGCTCTTTGTAATAATATTCTAAGTCATCAATAACCCCATTGTTTCCACCAAAAATATGCATGCCAGGATTAATAAAATCATCGATAGCATTTTTCTCGGTAAGGAACTCAGGATTATAAACAATTCTGTTTCCGCCTGATCCCTTAATAAGGCTTTTTATAATGTCAGGAGTTACTGTCGATTTGATAACAATAATACCTGACATTCTCTTTTTAAGCTGTTTAACAGTATCTACTAGAATACTAGAATCAATAACTCCGTCTTTTCCCATTGGAGTCGGAACACAAACAAACGCTATGTTTTCTTGTAATTTAACATCCTTAAGGCTTACGTTGTACTTAGGATCTACTAATTGTATTCTTACGCCCGGAGTTTTAAAACCATATTCTACAGCCCTGCCGACAAAACCATGTCCTATAATAGTAATTTTCATTAGCAACCAATCTTATCTACTGATAATGGATCTTCATCGTCATCCATATCATCTATATGATATCCTACAGTTTCACGTTCAATATCGTTATGATTAAACTCGGCCCAATATAGCTCATATGCTACACCTTCTTGAAGACACTCAAATTGATGATAAAGACCAGGTTTAACTTTATGATAGTCACCTTCATTAAGAATCGTAACATCGCATAGATCATAGTCACGCTGCCATGTGCGGATAAGCATTTTACCGGATTCAACATAGAAGCCATTCCATTTATAACGGTGTAAATGCTTCGAGCAAACACCGCCCTCGTCCATTTCAATACGATGAAACTCTAAAGCACCATTAGCTTCAATCAGTTCTGTCGTTCCCCATACTTTACCGGCTTTCATACTCTATCTCCATTAATTGCGCAATTCTTTTATATGCATTCTGT